TTATTTTATGTTTGCGAGGTACTTTTAATGGGCGGTTTGCTATCCCCTAAAACTCCGAAACCACCACCGCCAGACCCAGAACTTGCGGCGGCACAACAGCGTCAAGAAGAGCGCCTTGAGGCAGATGAGCAACAGAAGATGCGTGCTATATCTGCGCGTCAACGTGCGCGCCGTACAGGCGGCAAGCGTATGTTATTAAGCACAGCGCGTCAAAACGCTGAGACAGGCATTCAGTCAACACTAGGTGGAGGCGTATAATGGGTGGCGTAGTAGGTGCGATCATGGGTTCGCGTAAAAAGAAGTCGGCACCGGCACCAGTAGCCGTGCCAGAGCCAGAGGCCGCGCCACAGGGCGCAACACGCGAACAGCGTGCGCAAGCGGCGTCTCTTAGGTCGCGCCGTGCAGGGCGTAGGTCATTGCTTGGCGGTGGTCGCTTGGGCGGTGGTGAAGGTGAACAAACAACATTGGGGGCAGGGTAATGCCAAAGGTAGTTTCTAAAGACGGTAAGGCGCGCACATTTGCGTACACAAAGGCTGGCATGAGTGCGGCGAAAGAATACGCCAAGCAAACTGGCGGTCGTGTAGCTGGCGCATCCATGAAAACAAAAATGGCGAAGAAGAAACCTTATGGCAAAAATAGCTGATAAAATTGGCCTTGGTAAACAATACAAGGGCCAAAAAGGCACGCCAACAGAAACCACTGGCCAGAAGATGTGGAAGTTCTACCAGCGCATGAAAGCAAAAATAGCAGAGGGCGATAAGAATGGCTGAGAAAAAGAAAGCTGTCTGGGACAAAAAGCGTCCTAAAGGATTGGGTAAGCCGAAGGGCTTGACCCCAGCGCAAAAGCGTAGCGCACAGCGTGCCGCAGCAAAGGCTGGCCGTCCATATCCCAACCTTATTGACAACATGAGAGCCGCCCGTGCGAAAAGTACATAAGAACCCCAAGGGTGGTTTGAGCGAGGCCGGGCGCGAACACTTCAAGCGCACCGAAGGCGCCAACCTAAAGCGCCCGGTAAAGAAAGGCACCAACCCGCGCCGCGTGTCATTTGCCGCACGCTTTGCTGGCATGAAAGGCGCGGAGAAAAAGGACGGCAAGCCAACGCGCCTTGGGCTGGCACTAAGGGCATGGGGCTTTGGCTCTAAAGAAGCAGCACGCAACTTTGCAAATAGGCATAAAAAAGCATGATGACCCCAGCACAAATATTAAAGCGCCATGAACTGGCGCAGCGCCGCAAGGATAACTGGCGGCAGATTTATGAAGATTGCTACGAGTTCGCGCTGCCACAGCGTAATTTGTACGATGGCTATTATGAGGGCGGCGGGTCGCCCGGCCAAAACAAAATGGCGCGCGTGTTTGATAGCACCGCTATCAATTCCACGCAGCGCTTTGCCAATCGCATTCAGTCTGGCTTATTCCCGCCGCAATCTAATTGGTGCCGCCTAGAGCCGGGGCCAGATATTCCTATTGAGCGCCGTATCGAAGCACAGGCCGCGCTAGATATTTACAGCGACAAGATGTTTGCGCTGTTGCGTCAAACAAACTTTGACTTGGCCATGGGTGAGTTTCTCATGGACTTAGCAGTTGGTACGGCGGTGTTGCTCATCCAACCCGGTGATGACATCACTCCCATCCGCTTCACCGCCGTGCCTCAATATCTGGTGTGTATCGAAGAGGGCGCGCATGGCAAGGTCGATAACGTGTATCGGCGCATGCGTATGAAAGCAGAGGCCATCACGCAGCACTGGGATGATGCGCAGATACCGGCCAAGCTACAACGCGTTATTGATGAGAAGCCCACCGAAGAGGTCGAGCTAGTCGAGGCCACTTGTCTGGATATAGAGACAGGCCAGTACAATTACTATGTTATCGACAAGGAAGGCAAAGAGGCTATTGTAGAGCGCACCATGAAGTCTAGCCCGTGGATTGTAGCGCGCTACATGAAAGTCGCCGGTGAGGTGTATGGCCGGGGGCCACTGGTCACAGCTATCGCTGACATCAAGACACTGAACAAAACGCTAGAGCTATTGCTTAAAAACGCTAGCTTGTCTATCGCCGGTGTGTATACAGCGGCAGATGATGGCGTGCTAAACCCGCAGACTATTCGCATTGCGCCGGGTGCTATTATCCCGGTTGCGCGTAACGGTGGGCCGCAGGGTGAGAGCTTACGCATGTTGCCACGTTCTGGCGACTTCAACGTGTCGCAGATTGTTATCAACGACCTACGCATGAATATCAAAAAGATTATGATGGATGACACGCTGCCGCCAGACAATATGTCTGCCCGGTCAGCCACAGAAGTGTCGGCCAAGATATCTGAGCTAGCCACTAACATGGGTAGCGCGTTTGGCAGACTTATCACAGAAACTATGATCCCGGTTGTGTCGCGTATTCTGGCGGTAATGGATGAGCGTGGCCTTATCGAAATGCCGCTAAAGGTGAACGGGTTAGAGGTTAAGGTGCAGCCGGTGTCGCCGATTGCACAGGCGCAGAACATGAGTGGCATTGAGAAGGTAATGCAGTGGGTGCAGTTATCCGCATCACTTGGACAGGATGGCCAGATGGCAGTGCGCACCGGCGCCATTGCAGACCATGTGGCTGACAAGATGGGCATCCCGGCAGAGCTACGCACATCACCAGAAGAGCGACAACAAATGGCAGAACAGATGGCGCAGATGCAAGCAGCGCAGATGGCGATGCAAGCGGCTGAAGCCACAGGGGAGTAATTATGGAAGAGGGTTGGGATAGTCTGCGGACAGTAGAGCCGCAGATGCGATTAACGCAGCAAGATAACCAAGATGACATAGACAGGTTATATTTGCGGGTATTCGCCAGTGAGGATGGGCAACAATTACTAACACACCTTCGCTCACTGACGATTGAGCAGCCCACTTGGTATCCGGGTGAGGACGCCTCACACGGGTTTGCCAGAGAGGGGCAAAATTCACTAGTGCGCGAAATAGAAAAGCGCATGCAGAGAGCGAGGCAATTATGAACGAAGAAGAAGGACTGATGGCCCAAGCGCAAGTTGAGGCCGAGGACAACCAGCAGCCCGAAGAAAGCACAATCTCCCACATCAAACCGGAAGAAGGCCCGGCATCTCTCGATGATGTAACCGTGGCTGGCGAAGATGAAGAGGTAGAGTTTTCCCGTCCTGATTGGTATCCAGAAAAATTTTGGAATGACGATGATGGGCCTGACCTAGAAAACTTGGTCAAGTCCTACAGCGAATTGCAGAAGAAGTTTTCGCAGGGCAAACACAAAGCCCCGGAGGCATACGATGATAGCTTATTTAAAGATGCGAACATCCCTGATGATGACCCGTTGCTCTCGACATATAGAGATTGGGCGAAGGACAATGGTATTAGCCAGGGTGCGTTTGACGAGCTTGCGAATAGCTTTATTGCTATGGCTCAACAGGAAGAGGAGAGCGCTGAGATCTCGTTCAAGGAAGAGCATGCAAAACTTGGCCCGAATGCTGATGCGACTATTAAGTCGATGACAGATTGGGCGCAGGGTTTGGTGCGCAAGGGCGTTTGGTCAGAGGGTGACTTTGAAGAGTTCAAGATTATGGGCGGCACCGCGCAGGGTCTAAAGGCTTTGCAGAAGGTGCGTAGCTATTACGGTGACCGGCCTATTCCTGTGGACATGACCCCAGTGGATGGCGCGCCATCTAAAGAGGAATTGAATGCGATGGTAGGCAAGCCAGAGTATCAGACCGACCCAGCCTTCCGGGCAAAAGTTGAGAAGATGTTCGAGCAAGTCTATGGCACGCAAGATTACTCTGCTATCTAAATAATAGCGCGGCTTGCGGGCCGCGCTTTTTTTTGTTAAAATTCATTTGACAGATAACCTTATGGCCTGTTCGACCCGCTTGGGGGCGTAGCGTTTATGCCCAAGCTGTCAGCCCGGATCCCGGATACCTGATGCGACTTTTTGAAAACATTTCTTAACGAGAGGACAGAAAAATGGCAGTAGCTATTTCTAACGCTTTCGTACAAATGTTCGATGCGGAAGTTAAACAGGCTTATCAAGGCGCACGCGCTCTTGCCGGTTTGACCCGTGAACGGACAAATGTAGAAGGCTCACAGGTAAAGTTCCCGAAAATTGGGAAAGGCACCGCAACAGTACGCGTACCACAAACAGATGTAACGCCGTTGTCAGTATCCTATAATCAGGTGACCGCGTCGATGACCGATTACATTGCTGCTGAGTACAGCGATATTTTCCAACAGCAAAAGGTCAATTTCGACGAAAGACGTGAACTAGTTGAAGTCTGCGCTAGTTCCATAGGCAGGCGCATGGACCAAATAGTGCTTGACGCGCTAAACGCTTCATCAACATCACTAACCGTTGCTACAACAGTCGGTGGTGCAGGTACAAACCTGAACATCGAAAAGCTGATTGAAGCTAAAAAGCTAATGGACACCAACAACGTGCCGTCCGAAGGTCGTTGCATGGTAATCCACGCCAATAGCTTGGCTGGCTTGTTGGGTGAAACAGAAATCCAATCGATCGACTTCAACACTGTGCGCAGCTTAGTGTCTGGAGAAATCGACACCTTTCTCGGATTTAAATTCGTCCAAATCGGCGACCGTGACGAAGGTGGCTTGCCAATCCCATCAACCCGTACTTGTTTCGCATTCCACCGCGATGCAGTCGGCATGGGCATCGGCATGAACCAGCGTAGTGAGATAAATTACGTCCCAGAGAAAACGTCTTTCCTCGTCTCTTCAATGTTCTCCGCTGGAGCCATTGCAATTGACGATGAAGGCATCGTCAAAATTAGCTGCACAGAATAAGGAGATTTGAGAAATGGCTTATTCAAACGCAGGATTTAACGTGATTGGTGCAGCAAAGAAGGGCAACGCTCCTTCAATGTACACCTACACATCAGCAGACGCGATTGCAGACGTGAACACAGCGGGTTACTTCAACGACCTGTCTGACACACTAGCAGTTGGCGACATCATCTTTGTGCATGACAGCGCAACTCCAACAATGTCAATTGTTGTTGTTTTGTCAAACGCATCAGGTGTGGTCGATTGTTCTGATGGCACTTCTGTAAGTGTCGCTGACGCCGACTAATACAATTTGGCTGGGGCGGTGTATGCCGCCCCGCCTTTATTCTTTGGAGTATTAGATGGCTGCTGGCGATACCAAACTATCTATCTGTTCTGAGGCGCTCATTATGTTGGGCGCTACACCTTTGTCTAGCTTCACCGTTGGAACAGATGAGGCGCAAGTGGCCGACCGGCTCTATGACGATGTGCGCGACACATTGCTTATGCAGTACCCCTATAGCTGGTCAATTAAAAAAGTAAAGCTGGCGCAGCTAGTGCAAGCTCCCATAAACGAATGGAAATATATTTACCAGTTGCCGGGCAACCTACTTGGAAACCCAAAGGCTGTATTTAACGTGGGCGCTGTCGGCGCATCACCACAGCGCGACTTTGAGATCTACGGTGACGGGCTAAACACAAACTACGAAAATGTTTGGGTAGACTACCAGTATCGCCCGGAGCCATTTGAGTTCCCACCATATTTTGTGCGCTTGCTAAAGACAGCGCTAGCGGCTGAATTTGCAGAGCCTATCACTGACCAAATTACAAAGGCTGACTATTTTCACAATCGTGCCTATGGCTCACCAGCGGAAAACATGCGCGGCGGTTTAGTGCGTGTGGCTATCAACATTGACGGCGCCGACAGACCGGCACAACAGATACAAGAGTTTCCAATCACCGACATAAGGTTCTAGAATGAGCCGGATTATACAGATACAAAACGACTTTACGTCTGGTGAGATTGACCCGAAGCTACGCGCCCGGACAGACATCACTCAGTACAAGTCGGCGCTAACTACAGCGCAGAACGTATCTATCCAACCCCAGGGCGGTGCAGTGCGGCGTGACGGCACTAAGTTTGTGCATGAGCTAGACGCTGGTGCGGCTAACGCCGTGCGCATGGTTGGGTTTGAGTTTAGTGTTAGCGACAGTTATATGTTGGTGTTTACGCCCGGCAAAATGTACGTCTACAAAAACCGCACGCTAGTTACAAACATCAACGGGTCGGGCAATGACTTTCTAGTTGTGTCAACGCTGACTGCTAGCATATTGCCAGAAATGAACTGGGTGCAGTCTGCCGACACTGTGATTGTGGTGCATGAGGATCTAGCGCCGGTAAAGATTGTGCGCGGTGCAACAGACAGCGATTGGACAGCCAGCACTATCTCATTTGACTTTGTGCCAAAGCACGCATTTACGCTAACAGTTACAGCAGGGTCAAGTTTTAACACCGGTGTTCCGCACGACCATCTTGAGGTTAGCGGCACATCGGGCAACATCACTGTGACCGCCAAGCATAGCGGGTCTGATGCAAACATATTTACATCAGGTGCGGCGGCATCGGGTAGCTATGTGGGCCAGTACATAAACGTCACACCGTTTGGCCGGTTGCGTATCGTGCGCAAGGTTAACGATGCAAAGCTAGAGTGTTTTGCAGAAGTGCCATTGTTTGACACCGGCAACATTGATGACGCTGATTGGGAGCTTGAAGAGGGTTATGAGGACACATGGTCTAATACCAGAGGCTGGCCGCGCAGCGTAGTGTTCCATGAGGGGCGTTTATACTTTGGCGGCTCGAAGCAACGCCCGTCTACTATCTGGGGCAGTCGTGTTTCTGACTTCTTTAACTTTGACCCCGGCGAGGCGTTAGACGATGCGTCTGTTGAGGCTAGCTTAGACACGGGGACTTTCAATGCTATTGTCGATATGTATGCCGGGCGCAATCTACAGATATTCACTACCGGCGGCGAGTTTTATGTGCCGCAAGCGCTGGACGACCCTATCACCCCAGCTAACCTTATTGTAAAAGCGCAGACGTTTTTTGGCATGAAGCCTGGCTTGCGCGTGCAGAACGTAGACGGCGCCACGCTATTTATCCAGCGGCAGGGGAAGGCCATCCAGGAGTTTATCTTTAGCGATACGGTGAACGCATACACATCAGACAAGATATCTTTGCTATCATCGCATTTGCTGAAATCGCCAGAAGAGATGGCGGTGCGTGTGGCAACATCAACAGATGAGGGTGACCGGCTGATGCTCGTTAATGGCGATGATGGGTCTATCGCTTGCTATACATTGCTGCGCAGCCAGAACGTGATTGCGCCGTCTGAGTGGACAACCGAGGGTGAGTTTATAAACATTGGCGTGGATGTTGATGACATCTATGTAATTGTAAAGCGCAACGTAAACAGCGCAGATGTTTACTATGTGGAAGTGTTTGACCCAAATACCCTGCTAGACAGCGCTACAACCGGCACCACAGGCGCGTCAGTTAACATGCCGCACCTAGAGGCAGAAACTGTGCAGATAATTCGTGACGGCATTGTAGAGCCGACACAGGTGGTTGGCGCATCGCCATCGACCGTGACGTTTGTGTCAGCGGCGACAGCCAGCTTTCAGGTGGGGCTGAACTTTACGCCAACAATGAAAACATTGCCGGTCGAGCCAAACTTGCCTAGCGGGTCGTTAAAAGGATTTAAGAAACGCATCTTTGAGGTAAACGCAGAATTGTTTGAAACGCAGTCTTTGTCTATTAACGGGTCGTTGATACCGTTTCGCAGTTTTGGCACAAATGTGTTAAACTCATCCGTGCAAGAGTTTACAGGCATCAAGACCATCAATGGCATGCTTGGCTATAGCTATGATGGCCAGATAACAGTAACCCAAGATGTACCGCTGAAAATGTCAGTGTTAGGCATCGAGTACAAAGTGAGCATAGGGCAATAATATGGCACAGGTTGCAGTACCAGTAGGAGTGGCCGCACTATCAGGCGCGGCGGGTATAAGCGGCGCTAGGGCAGAGGCGCGCGGTCTAGGCGCGCAAGCAACGCAGACACGCATGCAAGCGCGCTCAGAGGCGCTGAAGTACAAGCAACAGGGCGTGCGAGTATTGGACAACATGCTACGCACCATGGCGACACAGAGAGCCGCCGCTGGCGCTGGCAACATTGATGCGTATTCTGGTAGCGCGGCGTTTATGCGTGTGATGACGCAAAAGGCTGGCGCTGGCGAGTATTACACCACACGCGAGGGGCAGACCATTGTGACCCGGCAAGGTGAGCTACAGGCCATGGAATACGAGCGCCAGGCAAGCGCCGTTATGAAGGCGGCGCGCAATCAGGCAATTATGGGCATGATAAAAGCTGGCGTTGGCGGGATGAACATTGGCGGCGCGCCTAGCCCGACAGGTGGCGTGGGATTGAGCGCACCGGCAACATACCAGCCTCTGGCCGCGTCTGCTTCATATAACCCGCTGCAACAAACATCACCACAGCAATTTATGAGTTTACTGTAAAATGGCAGAGCGTTTAAAAAGATACAGACCATTAGGCGTTAGCATCCCCACCGTGCCAACCGTAGACTATGTGGCTACGGGCCGGGCGCAAGCCAGAGCGATGGCGCCTATCCAGCGTGGCTTGGATAGCATGACAGACTTCGCGCTAAAGAAGTTTGAGGAAAAGGCGCTGATAGAGGGCGCTGAGTACGGCGCCCAGAACGCGCCTACAAAGCAACAGCTACAGGACGCGCAGGGCGATATCGAGGATCTAGTACCGGGCGACCAGACTACCGTGTTTGGGCGTGCCGCACGCAAGGCCGCTTTGCAGAGCATGACGACAAACTTTGAAGTGTCGGCGCGTGAGCAAATGATAAACTTGCAAGTGCAAGCCGAACTGCAAGATATGGACACCGCCACGTTTACCGAACAGTCTAACGCAATTATTGATGGCTACACATCAACGCTACAGGACATCAGCCCGGCGGCGGCGCTAAACTTTCGCGCCACTATGGCGACTGTCGGCAACAGCGCCTTGCTTTCGCATTCAAAGGCGCAGATAAAGCGACAGCAAGACCAAGAGCAGTTTGCTATTACAAGCAGCATGGATATTGTTGTTAATGGCGATGCTACAAGGGGCATACCTAGCCGACCGCAGCAAATTATATCTGAGGGTTCCACAACAACTTATGATGAATTTGGTGACATGCAGCATGTGTCTATGCGCGAAAAAATAGACGCGGCGCGGAACGGCTTAAAGGAAATGGCTTTTTCTGTCACTGATAAAGCTGGGGCAGAAAAGTACCTTAAGGAATTTGACGATGCTATCGTAGAGGCAATTAACACAGAGGTGTCAAACTTTGTTCTGGTTAACCCAGCAAAGCACATGAGAGCGTTGCGCAGCGGCGAAATTCAAGATGTAAAAATGCGCGACTTGTTTATGGGTAATTTAAACGAAACGCAAAGAAGGGTTGCTATTAAAGCTGCTAGCGATGCTTGGGGCGAAGAGCTTTCTAGGGAAAGCGCTTTGAACCAGCAAATAGAGCGCAATATGAAAAGGGCGTCTGATGATGCTGTGGTAGATTGGATTGATGCTTTTGAGGGTGGCGATGAAGATGCGCAAGATAAAGCGCTGTCTATATTAAGAGACACAAACCCAGAAAAATATATTGATTTTAAAACTCGCTCTATATCCGGCGATGTTACCGACAACGCAGACGCTGTTGAATTTTTGGAGCTAGAAAAGGCTGGGCTGACCCTAACGGCTGACGCTGTAGTTAATGAGTGGGTTAAAGGCAATATTAGCTTTACTACTTTTAAAACTTATATGTCTAGCGTGAAAACACTAAAGGACAGAAGGTTTACCGCTGCTGGCAAAATTTTGCGTTACAACTTGGGTTTGCCAGAGTTGCCATCTAGAAACCCATCAGTTGTGCAAAGAGATGCAGAGCGCAAAGTTTCTGCAATTATGGATAAACTAACACGCAAATCACTAGACCCAAATTTACCGGCTGACTTTGACCCTGTGGAATTTGTGGATAAAGAAATTGACATCCTCAGAAAGCGGGACGCTGTTATTGACCCCACTAAATTAACAGAGGCAAAACAAAAAGTTAGGGCTCTAGCTATTTTGCTAAAGCTGCCGCCAGACTCTGATGTTAACACAGTTGACGATGCCTTGGCTGAAAGCGGAAATTCTAAGCAAATAACTGAGTACGGTCAATTTATTAAATTAGTAAAGAATAGCCAATGAATGATTTACAAAAAGAAATTATGCGTGTTTTGGACTTGCATGAATTGGACAAGCCTATTTATGCAAATCCCGGCGCTGACGGCATCTCGCGCGCTGAGATTATGGAAAGCTTGCCAACATCAATAGGCCCAGCTGGTGAGCTTGCGGCAGAGGAAGTCACACGCACTATGGGTCTGAGCCGGGAAGAGCAAGAAGCTGAAATGCGCGCGCAAGTGCCGGCGCTTAAAGGCGCGGCCACTGGCGCGGCTGTAGCTACGGCCACGACAATCCCAGACATTATCGGCCTTGGGTACGGCGGCGTAAAAGCGTTGCTAGCTAAAGAAGGCGAAAAAGGGCAAGCGTTCTTAGATGGTTTGTCTAGCATATCCGGCAAGTATGGGTCTGAATTAGCTGGTGAAATGTATGCAGAACATGTCGGCAAGTTAGATGTGTCTGACGAAGAAAAGGCCGCAATGATGACCGGCTACCAAGCCGGTGAATTTGGCGGCATACCCGGATTAGCTGGCGCGTATCAACTTGTTAAGAAGGGCGTTAAGGCCGCGCCAGATTTTATCGAGGGCGCGGGTGACGCGGCAAAGGCAAGAATGGAAGGCGGCACAACGCTGACTAGCGGCGCAAACCCAGACCCGCTGATTGCGGCGGCGGGTGATGCTGTGAAGGCTATGCGGTCAAAACCCTTGTCAGAAGAAAAGCTGATATCTCAGCGCTTGCCTACTGGCGCAACCGCAACCGAAGATCCTGTGGCTACTAAACTAGTTACAGATACATCGGTGACGTTGCAGCAGCCAGAAGCAAAGCTGACAGCAAATTTCCAAAAGGTCGCAGCTTATCCAAACATGCAAGAAGGGTTTGAGAGCCTTGAGCCTAAAGCTGCGGCAGAGGTTTTAAAAGAGCATGTGGTGCAAAATTTGCTTTACTTGCATGACAAAGTGCCAGAGGCCACCAGACAAAGGTCTAAAATGTGGTATGACGGCGCAAACAAAATATCGCAAGATTACGCTGATAAATATAACTTGCCACTAGAGAGCGTGGCGGGGGCAATGGCGGCGCTATCTCCGCAAAAAGATTGGTATCAAAATGCTGACCTTGGGCGGCGCGTTATAGAGACAATAAACAGCGTCACAAAGGGCAACGAAAAAGGCATGGTCATGGACAAGAAAATGACCAAAGTAATGAAGCAAAAATTTAATGCTAATAAGCCAAAAGACAAATCCATTATGGACGCAATTATAGGCAAGTCTTTTAGCGACCTTGAGCTACCGGCTGAAAAGGCTATGTGGCTACGCGTGTATGATGAAACATATAATGAAAGAAACTATCCTATAGTAAACCCAGAAGGCACATTTGGCGACACGGTAAAAACAGGCAAGGGTCAAAATCGCAAAGTTGCTTGGGGCAGTCTGAACGAAATAGGCAAAGCTATTACAGCTATCGAAAGTGGCGGCGATTTAAAAATTCTGTCTGATGCGATGGGCGAACAAAACAAAGTGCGTAATTTTTACAACAACATTTACAACCCAGCATCAACAAACGGCGATGTGACTATTGACACGCACGCCATTGCGGCTGGCCTGATGAGGCCGCTTGCTGGCGATGCCACAGAAGTGCATCACAACTTTGGGTCTGCGCCCGATGCTAAAAAGCGCGACAGTTTGTGGGCGGGCGGTGTATCAAATACAAACGTCACCGGCGTAAAGGGGCTGTATGGCATTTATGCGGATGCGTACCGAGATGCTGCAAAGCAACGCGGCGTGTTGCCTAGAGAAATGCAGTCTATAACTTGGGAAGCTGTGCGAGGTCTGTACACAGATGTAAGTAAGCGAGACAAGCAGTTTGTGGAAGATGTCAACAATATATGGTATAAATACAAAAAGGGTGAAATAAATTTACAGGAGGCGCAAGATGCTGCAATCGAAAGAGGCGGCGGTATCGACAAACCAAGCTGGGAAGATTGACCCAGTTTTGCAGTTAATGCAAAAGTACGATATTGAAATGACGCGAGAAAATTATCTTTATTACGCATACATGGGAGAAGTGCCAGAAGAGATTGGCGCAGAGGTAGAGGACGGCTTGCCGCCTGAATTTAGATTAGAAAACGGATAATTAAATGGCCGATCTGCTTGAAGAAAAAACAGACGAAATGGTAGCTGGCGCACAGGCCAAGCAAGAGGCAACGTCTATTCTGCAAGAGGAACAGGCGGAGCAAAACTATGACCTGTTTGCTGATGAGCCTGTAGTACAGGAGACAGCGCTAGAGCCAGACCCGCAAGTACAAGAGGCGCTTGTTGCTGGTATGGAAAGAGCGCAGATAGACACAGGTGAGCCAGAGGGCGTGCAAGTTGCTAGCGTTGGGGCGTTTAAAAAGTTTATTGCGGAGCCTTTGGCTAAAAGAGTGGCAGAGGCAGAGAAGAAAGTTATCCCCGGTTTGCCTGATGAGCCTATCCAAGAGATAGGCGGTAGGTTTGTTATCCGTGAAATGCCAGAGGAAGAAGTCGCCACAATAAACAACGCTATGGGCGGCGATTACCTAAAAAGCCTAAATCTCCCAGCTATATCTGAGGGCATGGGCGATGCTGATATGGCAGATTGGTTTGACAAATTTAAATCAGCAAACGCAGAGCTTATTGAGGATGCGCGGCGTGGCACGCTAAACCTAGACGCATTAATAGGTTTGGCTGAAGAAATGGGCGCGGATGAAATTACTGAACGCATTTTGCGCCGGAAAACTGGTGAAGCGCTAAACCCAGAGGAAATGGTTGGCGGCGTGTTTGCCGTGCGTTCTGCGTTTATAAAAACGCGGGAACTGTTTGAAGAGGCTCACAGTTTGCCAGAAGGCGTGGAAAAGCAAAATGCTTATTCAAAGTGGTTGCGCATGCTAACACTAACACAGCGCCTGTCTATCAATGTATCAGGCGGTGGCTCAGAGGCGGCGCGTACTACATACGCAATGGGCGCGTTGCAAAAGACGCTAGATATGCCAAGCATACAAAACATAGCAGACGACTTTAGCTCAATGCTTGGCCCAGAGGGTGCGGAAACGCTAGAGCATTTAGGCATTCTTTATTCCGGCCTAACAACCACCGCAAGTAAAAACCAGTTTTTGGCAAAGTCGGCTGGCGCGCTTAATCGTGGCATGGACGTGATTACTGAAATATGGATTAACTCTATTCTATCGCTGCCCGTAACTCACGCCGTTAACATACTTGGCAACGCTTCATTTCAAACTCAAAGAATTCTGGAAACATTTGTTGCTTCTGGCATTGGCACGGTGCGTTCATCAATTACCGGCAACATGGACAGGGTCAGGTTTAAGGAAGGTGTGGCACAACTACAGGCCATAGGGGATAGCTGGATAGACGCCACTCTTGTTGCTGGGAAAACATTAAAAACAGAAATACCGGCAGACGGCGCGTCTAAAATAGATGTGCGCCGCATGCAAGCTATTGGCAGCACAGGCGACTTGGGCGAGATAGCGTCTATGTACAGAGAAGGCAACGTGCTTGCCGGGCTAACAAATACATTTGGCTCGTCCATGCGTTTAGGTGGGCGTTTCTTGCTTGCGGAAGATGCTTTCTTTAAAGGCATAGGATATCGAATGGCATTGCGCCAAGAGGCAGAGATAGCCGGTGGCAACGCCTACGATGCTGCTATTGCAATGGGCAAAACACGCGATGAGGCTACTGCAATTGGCGCTAAACAAAAACACAATGTCCTCACAAGCCCAACAGAAACAATAATAAAAAGAGCGCAGAAATCTTCTGAGGTTGGCACATTCCAAGGTGACCTAGATGGGTGGCTTGGGTCTATCCAAGGCGGCATGTCTCACCCCTTAGTTAAAATGCTAGTGCCTTTTTACAAGACCCCGGTAAATGTGATGAAGGCGGTTGGTGAGCGCTCCCCATTGATGTTGCTTAATTTCCCACAGGTTGCAAAAACCTTTAAGGCGGGGGGCCGAGAGCTAGACATGATGCTAGCTAGAATTGCCACTGGCAGTGGAATTATGTACGCCTTTGGTTCATACGCGTCCGGGTCACAAAGCGCGGATGAGGACATGATCATCATGGGCAGCGGCCCACCTTCGCCGCAAGAAAGACAGGCGTTAGCGCGAAAGGGTATCCAGCCATATTCAATTAATATAAAGAATTATGACAAAAACGGGAACTGGGATGGCACTTACACATCCACCACTTACTCTAGAATAGACCCGGTGTCTGGCATATTGGCTATGGCGGCAGACTTTGCTTATTATGCAAACTACGAAGATGACGCCGGCAAGATTGAGGCTTTGGCAATGGCAAGCGTTGTGGGCATGCAAGAGTACATGATGCAAATGCCGTTGTTGCAAGGTGTGCAAGAGCTAACAAACATCCTCTCAACAAGGAACACAAAGCAACGCGCAGAAAAGTTAGTAGAGTTTTTGGCGCGCAAGGCTACCGAAACAGGGCTGTCTGTTGTTCCGGGCGCATCGTCATTTAGCGCTGGCATTGAGCGCCAGATAGACCCAACCGTGCGGTCAACAATGTTGCCATCAGAGGGATTGTTTGGCGAAGATCCAACGCAGGGCAACGCTCTGACAAGGGGCTTCTATCAAGAGTTACAGCGCATGAAAGCGCGCAACCCGTTTTTCTCAGACGCGGTTGAGCCAATGCTGAACCTTTGGGCTGAAGAAATACGCGCTGGGTCTGGAGAGCAGTGGGAGTTTTGGTCGCCGATTAGGGTTCAAGAAACAAAATACTCACCTCTCGATGATGAAATACTAAGGCTCAAAAACGGCATCTCCATGCCCAACAAAAAACAGCACGGCATGTTGTTGAATGCGCAGCAGTACAACCGCATGTTGCGAATTATGAACCACGCAGACTTTTTTGGTAATATGCCGGAAATTGAAGTAGACGGGGAAATGGTGAAAAACCCTGATTACAAGCAGGGGCAAACACTAGCAGATGAGCTTTTGGACTTCATCCGCAGTGATGAGTATCAGGGCTATGAAGATGAAGTAAAGCACGAAGAGCTATCCAAAATAATATCATCAAGAAGAAGAGAGGCTAGAGATGATTTGTTTGAAGAAGATCAGGTTTTGAAATACAGACTTTCACGGCTTCAAGAACAGTAAAAAATAAGGTATAATACCCGCAAGGAGTTGACATGGCAGATTACAACATTAACGCAGTGACAAGGCGCGCAGTCTTTACCGGGTCAGCCGGTCTAGGCCCATACGCGTTTACGTTTGAGATCATCGACAGCGGTGACCTGGCTGTGTATTTCAATGCCACACTGTTAACGCTAACCACAGACTACACCGTAGCTATCAACGCAAATGGCACGGGTGACGTAACCATCGTGACCGGCACCAACGTGCCATCCACGCCAACCGCATCAGACCAGATTGTAATCGTTGGCGCGCGTGACATCGAGCGCACCACAGACTTTGTTACCGCCGGTGACTTGCTTGCGTCATCCTTGAATGAACAGCTAGACAGCCTAACAATCTTTGACCAGCAAGTATCGGAAGAGGGGCGCCGTGCCATGCGCGCGCCTGTATTCGACCCGGCGCTGGTAGAAGATGGCGGCGTGGTAGATATGACTTTGCCAACCAAAGCATCGCGCGCTGGCAAAACGCTGGCGTTTGATAGCGATGGCAACCCGGTTGTCGGTGAGGACATTGGAAACTGGCGCGGCGATTGGGCGGCGTCTGTTGCGTATGGCGTGCGTGATATCGTGCGTGACGCCAGCAACTATAACATCTATCGCTGTAACACCGCGCACACATCCAGCGGGTCTACACCTATCAGTAGCAACACAGATGTGGCTAAATGGGATCTGGTGATTGACGCGGCTTATGCGGCGACACAGGCAACCAATGCTGCGGCTAGTGCCACAGCGGCAGCGACTAGCGCGACAGCAGCGGCCACGTCTGCTACCGCCGCGACCACAAACGGCGCAACACAAGTTACCTTGGCGGCTGCACAGGTTGCCTTGGCCACGACCCAAGCTGGCAATGCGGCAACATCTGCGACAACATCATCAACACAGGCTACAAATAGCGCCGCATCCGCTACAGCAGCGGCGGCTAGTGCGGCATCTGCGGCGGCAAGTGCTGATACTTTCGATGATACATATCTGGGAAGCAAGTCATCCGACCCAACTGTAGATAATGACGGTGACCCATTAAACGCTGGCGACCTGTATTTTAACACCACCAGCAATGCGCTAAAATATTACACAGGCAGTGCTTGGGTTGCGGTTGTGCCGGGTATATCCGACATTGTATCGGACACCACCCCACAGCTTGGCGGCAATCTGGATGTGAACGGCAACAGCATTGTCTCAGCGTCTAATGGGGATATTAACATCACACCCAATGGCACGGGCAACGTGTTGTTAGGTAACTACGAGTTTGATGTAGACCAGGCTGTAGGTGCATCACAAGATGATTACGTTCTGACATACGACAATAGCACTGGTCACATTTCTCTTGAAGCTGCTGGTGCTGGTGGTGCTGGCTACTTTCAGGGTGAAAACGGTGTAACTGGTGATACCACTAACGGCAAAGGGGATATCTTCAGAGTGCATGAGCAACAGTTGGACACAAACACCACCATCGCGGCGGGTGATAACGCTGGGGCTTTCTTTAGCCTGACAGTGGCAACAGGGGTTACGTTGACCGTCAACGGTAATTTGGTGATAGCATGAGTACATTAAAAGCAGATACAATCGTAGCTACAGACGGCTCTAGCCCTGTAACGCTGACGAAGCAAGAAGCTGTAAAACAGTGGATTTCTTGGGATGGTGTCAATAATGATATTGAGGGTTCGCTCAACGTAACCAGTGTCATAGACGAGCAGACAGGGGTTTATACGCTTAACATAACGTCAGCTTATTCATCTCAGCATGATAGGTGCATTTTTACTACTTTATATAACAGCAATGATGATGGGGCTACAATTGAAAGCGGTTCTGGAAGGGGTATGGGTACAGTAGTTGTTGGCACAAACTCAAACAGCACGATAGACCCTCTCACCACAACAACAATTCAATTTGCTACAGCTTATGGTTCAAGTGCTAGTTCTCAGGGTGGTATGTTTGATTTGTGTAAAGTTTGGGTTACGTCGATAGGAGACCTCGCATGAGTACGGTGATTACAGACAACCTCACTGGCAAGACTGCGGCTGGCAATGTGACCATCACCTCTGAGGGCGGTTCTGCTACGATGCAGTTGCAACAGGGTTTGGCGAAGGCTTGGTTCACTTTTAATTACACTGCGGCACAGGATTCATTAAATATAAGTTCAGTTACAGATGAAGCTACAGGGCATTGTTTTGGTAATTTTTCTTCATCTATGGGTAACGATGATTTTGCACATCCAGCGATGACAGGTGCTTTTAGAACTCGTTATGAGGGAACAGGGCCAGACGCTACGACCAGCAGAACCAACACGATAGAAACATATAATAGCGGTGGCAGTTCAGCAGATGATGCTATTATTAACTGTACAGTTCACGGAGACCTCGCATAATGGCTGGCAAGATTATAGCAGACACTATTGAGACAGGTGCTGGTGCTGATATTTCCACCAGCTATGTTGTGAATGGTAGTGCGAAGGCTTGGGCTAATTTAACAGGTACAGGGACAATAGCCCTCAATGACTCTTTGAACATTGGTTCTACAACAGACAATGGAACTGGTCGTTATGATTTTTCGTTTACTACTTCTTTTGCAAACGCAAACTACGGGATTAATTATTCTGTTAAAAGAAACTCTACGGGGTCAGGCGGTGTTCACAGTGAAGCAAGAACACTAGCGACAGGAAACACTGAAATAAGAGGGTTCGGAAACGGCTCTGCGTCTAACACTCTTAATGACCAAGAGTTAGTTGTTATAGGAATTGATGGAGACCTCGCATAATGAACACACCTGAATTTCAAGGCACACATCTCTGGGATAGACTGTGCTGGGCAAAGGAAAACCTTGAAGCCTACCAGTCAGACTACCGGGTGGTATACGAAGATAGCATAGATGAATGTGCCAAGATACTTGTGCCTGACCCTAACTGGATGGCAGCAGCTATGCAGGGTGGTATCCTACCCCCGGTCTGGGTATACTGGGAACTAGCCAAAGATGAGGCTAAAGAAGACTTTAAGAAACATACTCGTGGTTATCTTCTGCATGAGACAGCACCAGTGGATGCTATGACTGAAGAAGAAGCTATTGAGTATTTGATTATGAAAGATGTTCCGCAGTCTGTGTGGCAGACTTGGGATGAGGGCAACCGCCCGAAGATGGTTATCTGCAAGAAAGAGCAGTTACCGCAAACAAGAACGTGGCGCAATGCGTGGCGTATATCTGATGAACTAGCCGCATAGGAGAAACTAATGGCTGTAACAACTTATATTGTCGACAAGGACGGTAATCAGATTGATGCCTCAACTGCTACCGTTCCTGCAAACCGTGACTTTCGTGGCGCTTGGTCACTGTCAGGCTCAGTGATTTCTGAGGACATGGACAAGGCGAAGGAAATCTTCAAGGACAAAATCCGTGAAGTACGCGCCCCACTTCTTGAAGCTAAAGATGTGGAACTGATGAAGGCGTTGGAAGCTGGCACTAGCACAACTGCTATTGCTACTGCCAAAGATGCACTGCGTAATGCACCAGCCGCATCTGCTATTGATTCCGCTACTGACATTGCTGGCTTAAAAGCCGCTTGGGATACAGACGTATTAGGTGATAGCCCTTACGCATAAGAGGTTGTTATGAAGCCAGATGATCTAATCATAGCAACGGGCGGTGTTAGCGCACCGCTATGGTTGCCAAGCCTTAACCAGTGGGTCACGTTGGTGCTGGGTCTGATGTCTATAGTCTATGTCGGCTGGAAACTCTGGAACTTGTACAAGGATAAATAGCCAGTGCTTGCCGAGCTTGCCGCCGCCAACGCCGCCTTTCAGGTCGTAAAACAATTTGTCCAGAACGGCCGCGAACTGGCAGACTGCGCGGACAAGATCGCATCCTACGTTAACGCGACAGAGGACTTGCGCAAGCGCGCAGAAAAGAAAAAGCGTAGCCCATTTGCATCCGGCGACCTAGAAGAGTTCATGCATCTGGAAAAACTGAAGCGCCAAGAGGAAGAGCTAAAAGAGCTAATGATCTGGCACGGGAGGCCCAACTTGTGGACGGACTGGCTAAACTACCAGGCGGTAGCGCGTAAGAATAGACAGGCGGCACTAGCTGCCCGGCGAAAGCGCAACAAACAAATCATCGAAATTATTATAATAAGTATTTTAATCACAGCAGGATTTGTAGGGCTTGCTGTGCTTGTGTGGTGGGTGCTTTATTTGAAAGGGCTGTAGTGTCGGGGGAAACAAGGACAGGGCTGATAGGTGAGCATATCGCGTGCGCTGCTACGCTGTGCTTGCCAGGTGTGAATGGCGCCAGCCTATGTCAGCAAGACATGGTGGACATGATAGCGTGGGATGATCTTGGCTATCTGCGGATACAAGTAAAGTCGTGCCGCATCCGGCATGAGAGCGACAAGCGCAGCCCGACCTACCACTTTAACTACGGCATGGGCCTGAAGAAAAAGAAGGCGGCACGCGGGTCGTATGATATAATAGCATCAGTGGCCATCGACCACCGCCGGGTGATGTACACAGCGCTCGATGACGTAAAGGCAATAAGCAAGCGCATCAACCCCCGGCACTTCGATGACCCTGATATAGAGATAGATAGCTGGCGCAATGCGCTGGCGGTTGTAAGAGGTGACATATGAACTGGGACAACTATCCAAATTTTAGCGAGGCTGAGTTTACTTGTAGCCACACCGGCAAATGTGAGATGCAAGCCAGCTTCATGGAAAAGCTGCAAGCGCTACGCACAGCGCACGGCAAGGCGATGACCGTGACCAGCGGCTACCGCCATGAGACGCACCCGGTCGAGGCTGAGAAAGACAGGCCGGGCATACACACCATGGGGCTGGCCGTGGATATCGCGTGCGGCGGGTCTGACGCATACAACATTATGCGGCTAGCGTTTGAGCTAGGCTTCACCGGCATCGGCGTGGCGCAGTCCGGGCGCAATCGTTTCTTGCACCTGGACACATACACCAAGCCACCGCGGTCTAACGTGTGGAGCTATTAGATGAAGCGCGTGGCAGCAAGAATAAACGAAGGCTCAGAGATTACGATACCCTTGCGCAATCTGGTAAGCATGATTGCGTTTACGGCTGTGTCTGTGTGGGTTTACTTTGGGCTGGTTGAGCGCATAGCATTTTTAGAACACAACCTCGAACTGACGATGGCAGAGGTCGAGGAAAATGACGACTGGATAGACAGCTTCCAACCGCCAAAGGCTGTGCAAGACACAGTGAGCCGGGTGCATGATATTGAGATAGAGCTAGCTAGAATTAAATTGGCAATGGGAATGAGAAAATGATTGCAATTTTAGGTAAGATACTTGGGTCTGGTGATGTCATTAAAAAAGGCATGGACTTGATTGATGACATGCACACCAGCACCGAAGAAGAGGTGGCCGCTAAGTCGAAGGCCAAGACAGATTTGCTACAGGCATACGCGCCATTCAAGATAGCGCAGCGCATGCTGGCATTCATGTTTGGGTTTACCTATGTGGCTTGCTTTGCAATTGTGATGGGCATGACACTGTCCGGCAAGGGCAACCCGGATGATGTGACCAAGGTCATGGATCAGTTTAGCATTAACTATGCTATGCTACTCATTCTGGGCTTTTATTTTGGCGGCGGTGCTGTCGAGGGGCTGATGGAAAAGCGCAAAAAGTAAGGGGCGCTATTGCGCCCCCTGCCTTACGACCTCGATGCTGTGTCGCTGGCCGTAGGTTTTTCGCAATATGCCCCGGTCGCACATGATTTCCACATGCTTGCCGATAGCTTGCTTAGAGACGTTCAGGGTTGCCGCTAGCTGTGTATAGCTAGGAACATACCCCTGCGCCTCAGACAGCGTCTGTATGGCGCTTAAAACGCGATGCTGGGCTGGTGTTATCCTATACATTGCCAAGCTCTTTCACAGTCAAAGCATTCTGACGCACACGCATGGCTGGCTTTGCCGGCGTTACTTTCTCCGGCGTGGCCTTCATGTTGCGCATACCCCATTTAACTATCACACGCTTGCCATCAACAACGGTGTTTGCCTCTTCATGGTTACCCATAAAATCCTTTATCACCGTCTCTGCGTCAGCGATAATCTGGTCGCATTCTTTTTTTGCGCGCTTCGCCTCTACCAAAGCCTCGATAGCGTCCTGAACCTCGCCGCCTGATACGTCCAAAGGATGCGCCACATCATCGACACGGCTGTAGGCTACGTTGCCATCGGCTGGCGTCATCAGCGGATACCAATCAATGTCGGCGCGGCGTTGCTCAAACTCATGCACAGCTTGCGCGATGCGTGAATGCACCCCGGCGTCAGCGTGGTACAAGAATATGCGCAGGGTAGACCCGCGATAAAGTACACACACCGCGCCCATGTCTGCGCCAGCGCACATCATCTGCGCTTGTAGCTGCAACACGCCCCGATGTGGTGGCGGCAGATCTTCTGGCGCTGCCTGTGTTGTCTTAATTTCCAGCAACAATTTTTTGTCGGTAATCTGGATTGCGTTTGCGGGGCCGGGGATGATGATGCCCTGCGCGTAATCCTCTTTCACCAAGCGCGTGCCGGTAGCCATGCCGTCCAGCGATGCCGCTATGCGCAGCTTGTCGTGGAAGAACGCTTGCTCGAAATCGTCCTGGACATCGACAAGGCCGAGGCGTCGTGCCACCTCTGCGATCACAGCCGGTTCATGGATATCTCCCCAGCGTGTTAGCTCGTTGCCTTCCCACGGCTCTGGCTCTTTGCCAGCGTCCCGGTCTACAAATTCAGCAAGCAATTCGTTTTGCGTGGCGTATGGTGATTGCCCCATCAACTGCGCGATGCGCGAAGCTGATAGCATGTTATCAGGTGTTAGTTTTCCGACCATTAGTTTTCACTCCTATTGTGTTATAATGATTGCTGCCCGGTTGCGGCTTGTGAGATAAAGCAGCGTTAATATCCCAGCCATTTTTTAATCTTTGGTGTAGTGTTGTTATATTTAGATTGTTAGCTCTAGCCGCTTCAGCAACGGAAGCATACCCGGCCACGGACTTCCCGTGCTTTTTCTTTTTTGGCGGCGGGTCTACCTCAAGAGATTGTCTTGTTGTCCACCCCCTTCCAAGCCTTTGGCTGACAATGTTTGGGCTGATATTATATTGTCTTGCAGCAGCAGCAATGCTCTCGAACTGTGTGCCATCAACCGTCACGCATTTTTCGCATCCGCTTTTTCTGATGGTTTGTCGAGTAGCCACCCCCAAGGCTTGCTGAATGCTCCAACCATTCCTTAGCCTTTGCCGAAAGTTTGTAAAATTATTAATGCCGTAATACCTACAGACATCCGCATGAGATTTAAAAAACTTGCCATTAAATTTTATCGGCTTGCAGAACCTCGCCGCCTCATGTTCTGGTGGATTTTCAAATCCTAATGCTTGCTCCAAAGACCAAGGCTTTACAGATTTAAAAAGCCGGAAGCGTAAAGTGTGGTGGTCTATATTGTAAGCATCAGCGAGGGACATCACGCTGTTGTACTTTTTGCCATCAACAGTGAAAACTCTATCTCGAATTGGGAGTGTTGCTGGCACGCCACCTTTCTTTAGGTTGTAGCCATTCGGGTGCATTGTGTTTAATTTTTCTATCCAAGCGCACTCGGCATCACTTAATTCTTCTAAATTTTTGGCGCGCTGAATAGTTTTGAAAGATATATTTTCTTGGCCATATTTTTTTATAGCCTCTTGAAATGACCCCTGCGCTGGGGTGCATCTTTTCGCATATCTAAAATGTTCCCTAATCCTATCCGACATTTTTTTGCGCGTGGTAACCCCGACATATTGCATCCCATTGACCTTATTGGTGGCCAGATAAACAAGCATATCAATTCCCCATCAGATAAATGAAATTCCACCAAGTATATTCTGGCCCGAAGATGTCTATCCAGCCCATGACCCACAGGCTGAGTAGCGCATACATAAATAACATTCCTGCGACTTTCTGCATGATAATCCCCTTATGCGTTGATTAGGTTACGCACGCTGGATGCGTGCCACTGACCGCCCATGGCGGTTGGTATCTGCGCCTCGTTCAGCGCGGATGCGATGGCGCGTAGGCTCTGACCGGCCTTGCGCAATGCGTTAATGATAGGCATGGCTTGCGGCGCTACCTGTGCGGTGGCGCTGGCGCGTTGCTTGCCTGTGACCGAGCCGCCCTTGGCTGGGTCAGGTGAGCCGAGCTTTACGCCACGGCGCTTGGCGGCGGCCAGCGCGGCCTTGGTGCGCTCACTGATGATGGCGGCCTCTAGCTCCGCCATAGCCGCAAACTGTGTGATGAAGAACCGGCCTTGCGGTGTGCTGTTGTCGATGTCTGGCATATCGGCGAACTTAAACAGCGCGCCGCTGTCCATTAGCTCAAGCGCGAAACGTGCATCACGCGCCAGACGGTCAAGCTTTGCGATAAGCAGTGTCGCGCCTATCTCTTTAGCGTGCGCCAATGCCTTGGCAAGCTCCGGGCGGTTGGACTTCTTGCCGCTTTCGACTTCTGTGTACTCAGCGACAATGTCATAATGCGCACAAGCGTGCTTCTGTGCCTCAAGGCCAAGGCCGGATTGGCCCTGACGCTGAGTTGATACGCGGTAGTAAACGATGAATTTCATTTTTCTTCCCTTTCAACTGACGGTCAACGTGCCGTCAACTTTGTTATCGCACATTGATATCATAATGTAAAGCACAGATAGCAAAAATATATCAGGGCGATATCATGGCAAACACAAAACCAACATTATTACGGCTCAGAACTAAGACAGTTTTGATGCTGAAGGAAGCAGTCGAGCAATCTGCGCATCGGTCGATGGCGTCATTGGCTGACGAGATACTGGCGCTGGAATTAGAAAAGCGCCTGACCAAAGACGGGTCTGACCTAGACCGGGTGATAGCGGCGGCACGCAATGGTTAACTCTCGCAACAAGGGCGCATCGTTTGAGCGTGACGTAAAGAACAGGCTGCACGATGCGCTTGGGCTGGAGTTTCGCCGGGTGCTAGACCAATGGGCAGAGGCTGGCTTGCCTGACCTAACATGCGAGGATGACGCGTTCCCGTTTGTAATTGAATGCAAACGCTACCGGCAGGGCAGCACGTTTGCCTCGCCGGCTCATTGGGATCAGGTTTGCGTGGCGGCAACGAAGGCCGGGAAGATACCGGCGTTGGTCTATAAATTCGATAGACTGCCGGAGCGTTGGCGCGTGCCTATCGAGGCGCTGGCAATGCTGGCCACGTTTGAGCGCCAGATGGGTGACGGGTATGACTGGAAGTACGCAGTCGAGATGACGTTTGACGATTTCTGCATGGTAGCGAGGGAGTTGATGTGCAATGAAACTAGCGAGTGAAATGAGCGTGGATGAGTTTGCCGCGTATCTAAAGGCACGCCGGGCGGCGTTGTTTGACGCCAGCAACAGGAATGATACAAACAAGTGGCGCAACCCGAAGTGGCGTAGCTCTGTTATATCTGCACATACTGCGCGGCAGTCAATGCAACGGCGCAGATCAAACAGGCGGCCGAACAAATGATGCGGCATATCGACCTATGTAGCGGCATCGGTGGATTTGCGCTGGGGTTCGAGTGGGCTGGCCTATCACGCCCGGCAATGTTCTGCGACATCGAGCCGTGGTCGCGTAAAGTATTAGCAAAGCATTGGCCTGATGTGCCAATCGAAGAAGATGTAAAGGTGTTAGCAAATGAGCCAGAAAAAATCCCAGCCGGGGGACGAGATACAATTCTTACTGCCGGGTATCCTTGTCAACCATTCTCACAAGCCGGGAAGCGCCTCGGCGCGGAAGATGACCGCCACATCTGGCCGCACATCCGCGAGATTGTTGCACAAAAACGACCCGCTTGGTGCGTTTTCGAAAATGTTTATGGTCATGTCTCTATGGGCCTCGACCAGGTGCTATCTGACTTGGAAACCGATGGCTACGCCACAAGGGCGTTTATTGTACCGGCTTGCGGTGTCGATGCCCCGCACAGACGCGACCGGGTCTGGATCATCGGGCGAAATGTGGGCGACACCGAGGGCATCGGACGGAACGGGTGGGCCGAGACAGCTGGACGAACAGGGCAGACGCATAAGCAAGACGAACCCAGACCTGAAATTCGGGGCGAATTTGGCGGATCAGGCGAGGATGTGGCCGACACCGACAGCGCAAGATGCGAAGAACAATGGTGGGGCGAGCCAGCACAATCGCAATACGAAGCCGCTAAACGCGGAGATTGGTGGCTCTCTGAACCCCCAGTGGGTCGCCTGGCTCATGGGATACCCAACAGAGTGGACCAGCTTAAAGGATTAGGCAACGCAATCGTGCCACAGATTGCGATGCAAATAGGGATTGCCATACGGCAATGCGAGGCCAGCGCAACTGGTCAGTAAAGTGTAAAGGAAAAGAAAATGGCACTTGGTTTAGTAAATGAAAGCGGCGGGGGTGGTAACATCACGCCAATCATCAAATTCGATGCAAAGGTGGGTGAGTTCTACCGGGTCGAGAGCGAGAACGTAGGCGGCGAATGGGTGCGTGAAAGCATCGAAATGGCGTTGCCGTTTGAGGTCGCAATTGACATGGAGAACATCGAGGTCGGTTATATGGCGTTTGTCAGCAACCGCCCGGACTTCCACATGGTAAAGCTGGGCGACCGCATGCCAGACAAGCCGACACCAGACCACAAGTCTGCGTTCCGGGTGAAGCTGGTTAACCGCGAGATTGGCTTGCGTGAGTTCAGCAGTCAATCAAAAATGGTGCAGTCTGCGTTTGACCAGCTACACAATCAATACGAGGCTGAACGCGCGAACAACCCCGGCCTGTGTCCTGTGATGAAGGTGACAGCCACAAAGACCACAACCGTTAACACCCCGCAAGGCGAACAGCGTTTCAAGGTGCCGGTGTGGGAAATCAGCCAGTGGACAGAGCGTCCATCGGCATTTGATGGTGCGGAAGCACCTAGCGCACCGGCTCCAACACCGGCTGCGCCTGTTGAACAGCCAGCCTCTACGGGCGCTGACCTGTTCTAGCAGTTGGTAGGGCGCTGGGTTTTCCTCCCTTTGCCGGCGCCCTACCATTTCCAAAGGGGAAGAGGGAATAAGATGACACAGAATATAGCAGCATATATAGAACAGATAGCCCGGTATTACTGGGGCGACCCAAAGGAAAAGCGCGGCCATGAGTTGCGCTGGGGTACGCACGGGTCGCGCAGTGTAGACTTACGCAAAGGCACATGGTTTGACTTCGAGGCCAACGAAGGTGGCGGGGTCATAGACATGGTGCGCGTGAATGAAGGCGCACAGCTACGCAGTCTGCCGGAGATATTAGAAAAGCAGTTTGGCATAGCCAAGCAAGTACAGCAGACCATCCAACCGGCGCGGTACATGAGCAAGGCATACGATTATATAGATGAGCATGGAGAGTGCATCTATCAGGTCGTGCGATACGAGCCAAAGACATTCCGCCAGCGCAGACCTGACGGCAAGGGCGGGTGGATATGGAACATCAAGGACGTTGTACCCGTCCCATACAATCTGCCGGGCATCATCACAGACAAAGACAGCGCGGTGTGGGTGGTAGAGGGCGAGAAGTGCGCCCAGATACTCATCAAGCAGGGCTTTCTGGCGACCACCAACCATGGCGGCGCAAAGAATTGGTCGGCGGATCTAAATAAATGGTTTGCCGGGCGTAACGTGATTGTCGTCCCGGACGCTGATGAAGCCGGCATGCGGCACGCAGAAGTCGTGCTATCTAACGTGATGCCGGTGGCCAAGGCGGTCAAGCTGGTAACGATACCGGGGCTGACAGACAAGCAGGACGTTTACGACTGGCTGGTGGCTGGCGGTACGCGCGACAGGCTGGCTGAGATAGCAGCGGCAACCCCGGTGCTGTCGGACGCCCCGGACGTACAGGATAACGTACAAGAAGAGCGCCCAGACGTATTCGATGTGTATGATGTACACTATCTGCGCAACATGCCGCCGGTGGAGTGGCTGGTGGATGGGTTGCTAACCAAGCATGGGTTTAGCGTGCTGTACGGTGAGCCG